TCCCAAGCAAAAATCGCAATTTACGCAGTCGCCAGTAAGAAAAAGCGTCGCCCAAAGTGATATAATAAATAAAAGTTCTATTTATTATAATATCAATACCGAATAAAAAAGGGGCTTATCCTAAAAGTCCCATTCGCAAATCCAAACTTGGTCGCAAGTTTTCGCTCTTGATATAGCAGTATAACCAATCTTTCTTTCGTCAATCATAAAATTCCAATCCCAAATATTAATTCCAGTAGTAATAGTCGCACCTTGTAATTTATGGGTAGTAGCCGCATAATTAACTACAAAGTTAGTATGAAAAAATTTATATGGTACTTCTATTTCTCTATCTTCATCAACGAATTTCATATAGATAATTTCTTTGTTTCCATCAAATCTATCAACAATTAATTCATCGCTATTAATAATATTATAGTCTTTATTACTTGTAATAGCCATTACTGGAAGTCCAGAATAAATAAAAGTTTTAATGGCTTTAATCTTATTGTCTTTTCTATATTTTTCTATTTTCCATTTTTCAGGAATATCTATAATAGTAAAAGCAGTTTTATTTTTAACGCATTCTTCCATACAGAATTTATTAATTTTATCTCTGGTTCTATTTAAATATACTATATTGCGTCTAGTCAAGATATTCTCTTTATTAGGTTTTTTTTTTTGGATTTCATTTCCAGCATAACCTTTTTCATAGAAATCTTCTAACCATTTCCAAAGATGTAAATCGTATCTCTGGGGTTTTGTAAGTTCGCATCGGTTATAATTAGCAAGGGCTTTTGCGTATGGATGAGTAAAGTAATCTATTTCAATTCCATTCTCAATAGGAGGACATTGTCGGTAATCTCCAAGTAATATAAATATCGCACCAGTAGTTTTTTTAAGAAGCATTAATTTATTCCATAAATCGGCGTTAATCATACTAATCTCATCAATAATAAATATCTTGTATTTTTTCAAGTGAGTAAGAGTTTTATTATTTGTATTTCCATTAATATTAATCGCCATATTTTTATGGATAGTAGTTCCTTTAATATTTCTAGCGGCTCTGTTAGTAAAACTCATTCTGGTTTCTTCTTCATCATCTAATCATCCTGCTTCAATTCCTTTATGAATAATATATGTTTTACCAGTCCCCGCTCGTCCGCTTATAAGCATTCCGCCTTTTTCAATAGCCGTTTTAATTATTACTTCCCATTCTTCACTAGACTTAAAATCGTAATCAATCCATTCATCATCTAATTTTGGAGTTTCCATATGTCGGTTTTTATTCATAGTTAAATAATAATTAAACAATAAGGCTTTCTCAGTATCTTCATATCTGTATTTACCAAAAGTATCAGTATAATATTTTGTTTCTTCCAATTGTAAATCTTTTCCATCAATAACAACTATACAATCAGTTTTTCTATAAATAGTTTCACCACCTACGAATTTGGATAAGTTATATAAAGCCATATTACTCCAGTCTAGAATTTGAAGATACATAGGTAATCCATTAGATAATTTTTTGGTTTTTGTTTCATAACCGAATAAATACATTTTATCATTATCAGTTTTTATTTCATTAATATAAAGTTCCGCATCTGGATTATTTTCAAGTTCAGGAACTATAAAGTCATAATATATTTCATCATTATTCTTTGCTAGTCCAACAGATTTATTTACAGAACTAGTTTTTCCCAAATATCCAGTAATAGAATTAATTACATCTTTCGTAAGAGTAAAATCTTCATCTTGTTCTGTAAGTTCAACTACATCATCAATCCAATCTTTAAATAACTTATCATTAGATAATTCCCATCTTTTTATTTCATTACCTTCGGCATCTTCTTCTACTTTACAATAGTTCCATACATCATCAACGCAACGGATTTGTCTAGTAATTTTCAAATCAATATTCTCTTCTATTGCTAGTTTGATAATCGCAGAACTATACCAATTAGATTGATGTAAGAGTGTCATATCATCTGTTTCAACAAAGTACAGACCAAGTGTAAGTTCATTACCATCATAGGCTTCCATAATTTCTTTACCTTTGAAAACTATAAATCTTTCTTTCTGGTTATATAAGGCATCGCAATAACATTTACAAATATCATATGCTCTTGCTTTTCCACTAAGAAGCATTTCTGTTATTTCATCAGGAGAATATTTATCAGTTGTTAATCCAAGATGAGTTCTCCATTTAATTCCGCTTTGTTTTAATATATCTGCTACTTGATTATTTGGTTGAGAATAGAATGGTGCTTTCATAATATCAAAAGGATATTTTTGTTTCCAAATATGTTTCATTATATCTATTGTTCCTTCTCCTTGAAATCGCTTATCTGTTCCTTCATATTCTTTTAAATAAAATTGATTAGCATATTTATTAATGGGTCTAGTCAATAATATTTTATCATCAAAAATTATTCTATCTAAGGTTGCTTCATTAACTCTAATATTTTTCGCAGAAATAGGAAAGGGTATAGTTCCTGAGTTTTTTCTAAGCCAATCAAAAGCAAACTTATTTTGAACGCTTAGATAATCTCTATTATCTCCTTTTAATGCTTCAAATTCAAATTCAGTAGCAGCAATTAATTCTCGCATTTTTGGTTCGCATTTATTATTACAACTTTCAATATCATTTGACGCATATTTAGTCTTACCGTTCTCTCCCATTATTCTAGAAACCTTAGACTTTACATCATCATCATTTTCAACAGGATAAAAGTGATTATCAAATACTACAAAACAAAGAACACCTCTACCACCTCTTTCTCCATTATTAACTTTCTTACATTTATACGCTTGAATAAGTTCATCGCCTTTATCATACGCATACATATTAATATTGAAATAATCGCAGAAGAGTTCTAATTGCTGGACGCTTACACCTTGAACTATAGGATTTTCTTCATCTGGTTCATCGCCCATAAATAATTCATTTAAGAATTCTTCTGCTTTTTCTCTGGATACTCCAAGTTTTTTTTTAAATCCAGATACTTCTCCAAATTTCCATATGAGATAATCAAATACGCATTTTCCTTGTTTTGTATCCCATTCATTATCTTTATCATTAGAGAACTTAAAGAACGGCATAGCATCTCGCATTTTCATATTACGCTTATTACCTCTAACTCCAACTACTCGTTGTCCGCCAGATACAGAAGTTTCTACTCTTTTATTTTCAACTACAATACCAGAACCACTTGTAATTGGAATTAGAGAAATAGGGTCTTCAGCGAAATCATAACTATCATTCTCGGGATATTCTTCTTCATATTGTTTTTTTCTTCTATCATATTCAGCGATAGCATTAATTAGAACACTATCTTTTGTTCCTCTAGAAGTTATTTTAACAACAACATCTTTTAACTTCTTAGATTTACTATCATATATTTTGAAAAACATATTATAAGTTCCATAATATTCTTGCGTAGCACTTTTCCATCTTTTAACGATTTGTTCTCTAATTTTATTAGCATAGAAAGAATTTGGTTCATTACTAGGTTTTATTTTTTTAGTTTCTATTGTTCCATCTAATCTGCGAAGTTTCATAACTGGAACAGGAATTTTTAATTGACTTGCTTGATTGATAATAGTCTTATCTTTAATTTTAAAATAAGCAATTGCTTTATCTAAATCACTAATTTTTTTCTTAGGCATAGTTATAGTAGAGGTAGATTGTTTTTTCGGCGGAATATTCATTTATATATATTATATATCGCATTTTTTTATATCGTTTTAAAATATATTATTATAATATCATTATATATTATAATAACCCTAAAGTAAATTACTGATAATAACTACTGGAGTAGGTTTTCTAGGTCTTCCTCTTGGCTTGGGTGGATTAGCAAGTCTTTTATTTTCTCGGTACTTTCTATTATTTTCTCTACATCTTTCATTAAATTTTTGTTTCCAATCTTCATCGTCTTTTTGTTCGTTATAATATTTACGCTGTAATTCATTATATTTCGCTACATTTTTGCTTCTATATTTTTCAATTGCTTTCTTAACAGCAGGAGTATAAGTAGATTTTACAGGAACTTTTTCACTTTCCATTTCTATATATTTATATTAGAATATTTCTATATAGTTTTATATTAATATTTATTAAGCATTTCCATTACAATTTTATCATTTGTTTTTTCATTAATAGAAAAACTATTTAAAAAATCATCATAGGCTTCAAATACATCTTTCTTTTTAGTATTAAAATTATCAAAATATTTAATGAAAGCCATACAGAAATATCCACACTTACAACTTTTAATATCTTGTATCTGTCTATTATTAGAAGCAACTGGTTTAAATTTCATAAGAAAAGAATTAATATCACTCGGCATAGGAAATCCAAAAGGGTCAAAGTAGCAACACTTTCTATCATCAAAGATTTTAAAAGCGACCCAATGCGTCCCATCACCATCTTCGTAATCTTGTAAATTAACAATATAACTACCCATTACCCTTTCTTTTGGTAAGAGATTTTTACTAAAGACACCAATTAAGTCCCAATTATTTTTTTCAGCAGTATCTTCTATTTCAAAGTTAGAAAGCATCTATAATAATATTAGATTAATTTTCCAAGTCTTCTTTCTTAATTTTTATATAACATATACCAGTTTGTTTCTTGTATTTGAGAGTATTGGCTGCTACTAATGGATGAATATAAGGAGGAGTATCATCAATTTTTTCTAAGAATTCAGTTTTAATATAATAATGGTCTTTATAATCATCAAATCCTCTTCTATTAGTTCCAGAATATCTTTTCATACTATCTCCACCATTTAAATCATAATTAATTTTATTTAATTCCCAAGCATATAATCCTTCCTTAAAAGCGAACCATAAATAAAATTTATAGTTAGGCATATGGTCTTTATACCATTCTAGATTTTTAAATCCAGTTTGTAATTTATTATATCCAATCATAGTTTCTTTGAAATCTTTAATACTTCCATCTCTGCTTTTTAATTCACCAGCAAAAGTTTCACCTAAGAAATCTTTTGTAGAATATTTACCAAGTGTTTTATAAAGAAGTCCATATTTCTTTTCAAGAATAGGTTTATATAGTTTTTCGTTGCGTTCTCCCATAATCTCATATGCTTTTTTTAATTCCATTTATATATATCATAATATCGTAATTCTTTATATTATAATATCGTTATATTATTTAATTTTTTTAACATCTTCTAATAATTGTTTCAGGAGTAATGCCGAGTTCATCATACTTGCTAAAAGTTTAGTATGTCTATCAACTTTCTTATTTTTAAGTTTTTCCTTATCTTTTTGGGTAATACCATTTTTAAGGCTATTAAATAAATTATTATAATCTTGTTGAAAATCATCTATAATCCTTTGACAATATGCTTCATCAACTCTATTAGTACTAAATGACATTACTATAATATTTTAAGAAAAAAATTATCCAGAAGGAACAAAAGAACCTCCATTCGTCATACGAACACCAGCAGGTAAGAATGAGCCACCAGTTTTAATTGCCCCCGCTAATTGAGGAGAAGAACCAATAAAAGGAGAATTTGCTGGACTATTAAGTCGTATAAAAGGACTTCCAGATTGAATAGGAAGACCTAAATCAGGAGCGGCGGTAATAGAGTTTGCTTTAAAAGTAGCAATACCATTACCAGATTTGCGAATATGAGAACGAGCCATTTCATAAGCAGGAGATTTACGAGCCATACCCATACCCATACGAAGCCCTCCTCTAGTTCTTCTTGGAATACCAGAACCAGTCATAGTCATCTCTTCTATTTTAGAAGTTCCATAATCATAAACTAAATCCTTAGCCGAAGGATATTTACCAGCAAGGGCTTTTTCAGCAATATCTCTTTCAGTTCCAGTAAGATTACTATCAATATAATCATCAACAACTTCTACAGCAATACGCTTTGCTTGTTTTCCAGATGCTTTACCCGCCTTGCTTATAGAACCAGTATCAAGTAATTTATCACCTCCAGCAACAGCAACTCTTTCAAGAGCCAAACCAGCAACAGGATTACCAGTATAAGCAGTTAGAGCATTTCCAGCAGCCTTAGCCCCTTCTCTAAGAGCAATTTTACCAACATTCTTAGCAACTCTACCGATTGCTTTAAAAGTATTTTTAACTCTTCTTGCTTGGCGTTGTCTGTAAGTAGAACCTCCGCATTTCATACCATAACCTCCTCGTTCTGCTAATCCTTCAAGTCTATTTCCTAATTCATTTCCAATAACAGAACCAGATAATCCAGTAGGGTCTCCAGCCAACACACTTAAAGCACTTCCAGCCGCAGGTAGAATAACTTGAGTTCCAGCCCTAATAAGTCCTTTGGCTATATCCTTACCAACTCCACTATCAATAATTTCTTTTTTAAATCCTCGCTTGACAATACCAGCAGTATCTTCAATACCTTTTTTAGCAGATTTGAAGGTTTTTTCAGCACCTCTTTTAATCTTTCTACCTAAGTTCTTTAATTCCCTTCCAATATTAATTCTTCCACCTTCAGTCATCATAGAAATTGTTTCGTCTGGTTTTAAGGCAAGTCTAACACCTTTCATCTTTCGCATAGCCGTTTCAATTTTTCTAGAAGTAGAAGGCATAACTGCGGCTCTAATAGAACCCATTTCGCTAAACTGATGGGGTTTGAGAGTAATAGCCCCACCTGATTTCAACTTACGAAGTTGGGCTGGAGAACATTCAAATCCGTATTCAATTTTTCCTGACATTATAAATATTATTGAGATAAAAATATTTATACATAACTGCTAAAAGTTGCTAGAAACCTATTGTTTTAAGACACTTTTTCTACAGAAAATATTTAAAAAATTTAGTTTTTTAGGCTACCCTAGCACCAGTACGAACATCAATAGTAATCTCTCTCTCAAATTCAACGAACACCATTAAATCAACTGAAGTTATTGTAGGAGATATAACTGTTCCCTGAATTTGGATTGCTTTCGCAACACCATCTTCACTAGGAAGAGAACGAGAACAATTACCATAGTAGTAGCGGTAAAGTGCTTGGAAATCGGTTTTTGATATAAGTCCAGAGGCAAGAGAAGTAGTAAGTCCGCCGTTCAATTGATTAGATGAAACAAGTTGCTCGTAAAAGGTCTCAAAATCGTACTGAAGTTGATTGATAAATAAGTTCTTTCCTGAAACTTGAATTTGAAAGTTCTGGATAATAAGAGGGTCTGGAGTAGAAGGAGTAGAAGCAAAAGGAGAAAGAATAGACGAGGTTTTAAATCCAGCAGCCGCAGCAGTTCCATTAGCAGCGAATGGTAAAAGAGGAAGTACAAGAACGCTGCGGATATTAGGAATTCCGTTAGAAACTAGGATATTGAAAGGACTATTAACAGACTGAGAAGGAAAGGAAAACTGGAAAATATCATTATAAACAACTCGCTTTGTAGGAGTGAGAGACAAATAACGCTGTTCTGCGATAGGCGAAAGCGTATATGCTGGGGCATAAAGACGAACTGAAGTAATAGGAGAAGAGACAGCGACTAAACCTGTAAATTGCGTTCTAACAATTGAGAGGGCAACATTAACAACAGCAGTAGAAGCAACAGCAGCATTAGCAAGAGAAGGGAATGGAGTAAGAACAGAAGCACCTTGTCCTATATTATTTGAAGCATAAAGAACAGGATTAGTTCCACCACCACCAAGAATAACAGGAGCAGAAGTTAGATTGAGAAGAGGATTTGTTAAAACCGCACCTGTAGCCGCTGTATAAGTTAATCCTGTTTGAGTAGTTTGAAATTGTACTTGATTAGTATTCAAATAAATACGCATAGATGAACCTTTAAGCATAGGACACTTCTGGAAGAAATCAGCAATATCTTTAAGACGAATAACAGCATCAATAGTATACGAACGAATATTAGCCGCAGCAATAGTAAAAGTTCTAAAGACAGAAGTACAATTAGCACCAGACATCAAAATACCCTGTCCGTTAGAAGCATTATTATCAGCATTAAGAATAGGATTATAGTTAATAAATAGTTGTCTTTGAAAAAGACCTTCATTCCAAGATTGAGTATAATCGCTTGATGATAGAGTTGCTCTTGTTTGAGTATTTTGATTTAAAACCGTTGCGACAGCAGCAGTAGTAGGAATAGAAGTAATACTAACAATTGGAGCATTTCTGTTATTTGTAAGACCATAACCAGAAGCAGATAAAGGAAGTGATAAAGTGGTTGCTGGTGCTACAACTTGAAAAGCCCAAGAACGAGCAGTATCAGGAAAGAACCCGCAAACATTACCCCACTGAATTAGGTCATCATTAGACCAACTTGTAATATTCTTAAAGGAGCAAAATACATTCATAAAAGGAACTTGCTGAATAATATTGCCGTTGTTAAACTCAACTGACATCGCGTGGAGTATATTCCAATAACCACTTTTTAATGCCGCAATATTATCCATAGAAGCAGTAGCCGTCATAAGAGCAGAGGCACTTTCAATCTGGAGAACAAGGGGCATTAAAATAAAGGCTTCGCTCCAGTTAATATAAGAACCAGAGTTCGCTAAAGGAGTTGTATCAAGGACGACCTGCGAGGAATAACTGCCGTTGTTATTATCATTAACATAAAGCCATTGTTTATCAATAAACTCGCTAGAGGAGACTTCCGTATTGACGCTTTCTTCAAAGACGATACTATCCATTTATAAATATTGTTTAGATAAAAATATTTATAGGAACGACTAAATTTACTCAAAAGTAATATACTTTTTTGGAACATTAGCCTTTTTAATTCTAATATTCTGGAGAATTCTGGTTGGCTTAACAACTCCTAAATTACTATCAAAAACGGCAGAAGTAAGTCCATTACCTACCATTCTTTTATGAGGTTTTGCTGATACTTTACCACCGCAACAAGTCTTACAAGACATACTTCCACCCGAACCCATAGTTGTTTTTCTTAAGTGGTGAATTAACATTATATTATATACTATTAATATATTTTTTTGTTTTTTTTACTAAAAGGAAGGGTCGTAGGGGGTCGACTAGCCCCCTACTAAAGTCCTAAATTATCTCCAACATCACTAATAACAATCTGGATAATCATATTAGGGTCTTGGAATATAACTGGTCTTAGATTTTGGTCTATAAAAGAAACTCTAAAAGTATTATATTGGGCTGGATTAACATCAATAAAAACATACTGATTTGGGGTAATTGTAAATTGTTCGCCTATAGTTCCTTGAGGAGAAAAAGAATAAAGTAAATTATTAGGAACAGCATAATTATTATTAACTAAAGAACAAGTAAAAATATAACTAGAAACAACTGATACTTGAGGCGTAGTAGTAGAAAGAAACTGCTGGTCTGTTGTATATGCTGGGGTTTGTACTTGGGCTGGGGGAACTCCAGTAATAGCACTTACAGGATAAGTTCCAGCGACAAAACCGATTATATTTCTAAAATTAGTAGAAGGAACAATTAAAGAAGGAACAATAAAGTTAGGGTTAGGTATAACCCAAGTTGCTCCAGCAGGTAAAGTCCAAAAATTAGCAGTTGCTACAGTAGTATTTAAACCAAAACAATTAACTTCAACAGCATATCTACTAGGATTAATACCTAAAGTAATAAAATAAACAAAGTCTCCAGTAGAAGCCACTAAATAATGCTTATTTTGAACCATAGTAAAATGAAGATAATTATTGAGTGCTGGAATATCATAGTAGCCGTCTGGAACAGAAACAGCATAATTAACTCCATCAACCCACTTATAACTAAAAGAATTATTTTGATTTGCTGTTGTAATATTGAATGTAGAATTATACATTTGAATAGAAGCAAGAGCGACTTTTTGACCTTTTACTAAATTAATATTACCACCCGCAAATTGATATTCTAAAACAGAGTTATTTGTTCCTTGAACTATATCAGCACTATTTAAAATAAGAGTTCTCATTATAATATTAGAATATATAAAAATTTCTAACTTTTTCTAATTAAGAGAACCTACGGTTCTCCTAAGACCTCTCCCTCTCTAAATAAAAAGGATGGGACAGCGAAGCAAGTAGGGGCATTTCATATTAACCTTGGTTTCCCTACTAAATTGATAGTTCCATTAGTAAATCTACTCCTTGACTTCTGCGTATTCTACCATCATTCATCATCTTAACTACAAGTTGGCGTAGAGTTCCAATTACTTTTGGCGAGTTATTACCAGCGATATATTCACCTTTAAGTAATTCAAACATCTTATTCTCTTCTTCATCAGTGCTAGTTGTAGTTCTTTTTAATCCTAATCCATTCCATACTCCAGCCCCAATAGATATTTCTTCAAATAGTTTGCGTTCGTCTTCTGGTATTTGAGTATAAATTCTTGCGTTAGGTTTTCCATTTTCAAGTAATTCAATAATAAAATCTCTAAAAATATCGCTTACTGGAACTGGTTTGAACTTAGGAATTTGACCTAGACTTTTATATTTAACATTCAAAATATCTTGTTGTTCTAATTGCGGAATATGAATAGCATATTTACCATATTCTCTATAACTAGGGGTTTGCTTAACTGCTAAGCCTTTTCCAACTTTCATTCTAATCTTAGGAGAAATAAGTTTCTTTAATCCTCTACCGAATTTCGCTTGAAAAATCTCTCTAATATTAGTATCATCAAGACCAACTTTTCTAGAACCTGCTTTTGCTGGATTTTTTTGTAAATCATTATAATTAACTTTTTCTCCATTAGGACCTCTAAGTTTTTCTGCTAAGTCAGGATTGGCTCTAAAAGTTGATTTAATTTGAGACATAGTTGCTGTATCTAATGATATAGCAGAACCAAGACTTTCAGTACTAGTAGCGGCGGTCATATCACTTATGGTTGGAGCAACTTTTTTTACTCCTACTAATTGAGCGAATATTGCTTGTTGGGCTGGAGTTAATTGTCTTGGGTCTCCTCCAGAAGCAAGAGCAGCCCTAGCAGCCGCTTCATCTTTACTCGCTTTACTTCTAGCAATTGCGTCTTGATAACTTTCTTCTGGTTCTCTAGATGCTCCTCCTACAGCATTCTCAATAATATTTTGTTGTCTTCCTACTGGAGCAGCATCTACAAGAGATAAAATTTGTTGCTGAAATTCTCTACGACTTATTCTATCATCTTGTATCATTTGGGCTAATCCTTGAAGTTCATCTCTACTAGGAACTTCGCTAAATTGATTTAATAAATCTTGAATAACTCGTTGCTGACTAACTGGGTCTAATCTATCAATAGAAGCAAACTGATTAGCAGATGGAAGAATATTAGCCAATCTATCTAATCCATCTAAAATTTCTCTATTAACAATATCGTTTCTAGCAGCAGCATTACCTATAAATTGAATAAGTCCAGCATCAGGGAGGATTGCTCTTAGTTCTTCTACATTATTAATCAAATCATTATTATTATTAGGTCTTCCATTAAAAATTCTAACTCCAGCAACATTTAATAATTCATCGCTATATCTTCTAAAGTATTCAATAAAAAAAGTAGGAGTTAATAGTTTTACATTAAATCTTTTGCGAATATCGGCTTCAATAGCAGGAAAATTATAATTCAATTGACTAAAATCTATTTGGGGGTCATTTCTAATATCATTAATAATTTGAGATGCTTCTTGAGGTCTAAATCCAAGTTTTTCTAGATTTGACCTAGCACTTGCTTCTTGACCCGCTATATCCATAACAAGTTCTTCAGGAGAAAAGGCTTGTAATTCATTTACTTCAGCAACTTCACCCATTTTAAGGGCTTTTCTTGCTTTTGATATATTCGCATCGTTCGCAATCTGTAAAGATATAATTTCATTCTGCGTAAGTTTTCCTTTTGCGTAATCACTCGCTTTTAATCTAGGCGGTATAGTATAATTACTCATTTATAATATACAAAAAGATAAAAAATTAGACTAATATTTCAAAAATCCAACCTTTTTTTAAGAGAATTACATAATATCTTCAACAACATATATCTCATCAAAGTTTTTTCTAAATCGTTCTTCTTTATCTCCCTCTAAATCTATCATTAAAAAATCTTGTTTTGACTTAGTAGCATCGTCATATATTTTCTTTAATTGTTTCTTATCAATACCCAAACTACATTCTCGGCAAATCATAGTAAGATTTCTCATAGAAGATACTTGTTTGATAATTAAATAACTGATATTATCTCTTATTAATTTTGGGACAGCATAGAACGATTGCGAAATATAGACAATACTACAATTCTTCTTTCTTGCTCTAATAAAATAATCGCATACTGGTCTTTGTTGTTTGGCTGGTTCATTAACTAAATCATCTAGAACTATTAAGTTATTTTGTTCCTTATCTAAAGCGTCCAAATCGGGTAATTCACTTATTCCTTCCTTAATTGATAATCCACTTTCTCCTAATTTGTCTTCTAAATAGTTATATAAGGGTTCATCTTTGTTCTTAGTACAAATAAATATTCTTTCAAAAGTATCGGGCATATTGTATAATAAATTCAAAAGTGTTTGCGTCTTACCAGAACCAGAATTTCCCGCTATAATCATACGAAAAGGCAGTTTAATATGATGAGTATCAAAGTGCGGATTATGAGATTTTAGCAAAAACTTCTTAGGAATTTTCTTATAACAATCTACGATTTCTGCTTTTTTAGGAGGCATATATTATTATAATAGAATAAAATATGAAAATTTTTTATATTATTAATATAAGATGAATTCTATTCCAATTATGAAAACCTTGGTTTCTATAGGAACGGCTACGACCCCATCCTATTCTGCTGTCCCCTGTTCTTTACCTATTAATATTAATATGACCTATATTCCTCCCTTAAAAAAGGATGGGGTCGTAAGGGAAACCTTGGTTTCCCTACCAATAACTTATGATAGACCATTAAGATATTATAAAAGCCGATAAAAATTTCTAATTATTTTATATTATGATAATATAGAATGAGCGTAAATACTCCACCAAATCCTAATGTCAGCACTTTTAACAATCTTTATTGGATTGATGCTGATAATGCTTTGACTTATGCTGAAGCAAGTAAGAAGTTCTTAAAATTTCCTACGGCTCAAGGAACAGAAAATTTAAAAACGACGAATGTAAGTGGGCTTTTAACTGCGAGTGGCGGATTAACAAACGGAAACGGAATTAATTTATCTAATACTAATGGAACAATTACTTTAAATAATAGCGGTACTTCTGGTAGTAATGCTCTTACTTTTACAAGTCCATCATCATCTTTTTCACTTCAGTTAAACGATACTGTTTCACCTAATTTTTTGCGATTTATTACTTCTGGAACAAGTGCTTTAAGTGTATCAACCGCCGCTAATATTGGTATAAGAACAACAACTCCCTCATATCCGTTGGATGTTGTTGGTTATACAAGAATAACAGGAACTCTTGAAGTAGCAAGTGGAACTACTTCTACAGGAATTCTTAACTCTTCAGGGTTAATTACTGCTAATTCTGGATTAACTGTTGCTTCTGGAACTACTGCTACAGGAATTCTTAACTCTTCAGGGTTAATTACTGCTAATTCTGGATTAACTATTACTTCTGGTGGTCTTGCCGTTGATGGTGGTCTTAATGTTTCTTCTGGGACTGTATCTTTACCAAGTAGTATATTTTTTCAAAGTAATAATACTAATGGTGTATTAACTGGTAATTCAGGATTTATTAGTAGTGAGGCAATTTCAGTATCAGCAAAAACATACATATTTACTTATTTTATTGATATAAATGTTAATGCTACTCATACAGCAATTGTTCCATCTTTTTTACAAATTGGACTTTCTTCGGTGGTTGCGACTTTTACCGCATTACCAGGCGGACATTCTAGAGCGTGGAATAATCCGCCAATACCAGCATCTTACGCACCAGGAACAGTAAGTTTCACTCAGAGTTATTCATTACAAGTTAGATTTAGTTCAGCCACCACTATTTATATGGTAAAGCAGATGATTTTTACAGGTGATACTGGTGGAACTGGAAATTCTTTTTGGAAAAGTTATTATACCTATGTTGTTCTATAGATTATAAAAGCCGATAATTTTAGTAGTCTCTTTGTTATAAATTTCTAATTATTTTATATTATGATAATATAGAATGAGCGTAAATACTCCACCAAATCCTAATGTCAGCACTTTTAATAATCTTTATTGGATTGATGCTGATAATGCTTTGACTTATGCTGAGGCAAGTAAAAAATTCTTAAAATTTCCAATCGCTCAAGGAGCAGAAACTTTACAAAAAACTACTATTAATGGAGATTTTACAGTAAATAATACTATTTTACATCTTGGAACAAATTCAGGAGCAACCGCTCAAGAAGCAAACTCAATTGCTATAGGACACTCTGCGGGAACATCTCAAGTAGGAACAACTAATCTTGCTATTGGAAGGTCGGCTGGAGCAAGTCAAGCAGTAAATTCTAATATAGCAATAGGACACCAATCAGGAGCAAGTCAAACAGCCTCTAACGCAATCGCTATTGGTGACCTTGCTGGAGCAAGTCAAGTTGGAGAATGTATCGCTATAGGAAAGAATTCAGGAGCAAGTCAAACTTTTTCAGGAGCAATAGCAATAGGATTAAATTCTGGAGCAAGTCAA